CGATTATACGATGTTTTCTTCCCACCAGTCAGATCTCCAACCAACCTCCATAGCGGCAGGATCACCAGAACCGTAATCACCAGCCAATTCAGGAAGGTCTTCCATAGGAATACAATCGTGGAAAGTACGTTGCCAGAAGATGTCACCTTTACGGTTAAAGTTTGTAACAACAATCGTTCCAACGTAATCTTTTTTCAATCCTTGCTCACCAGTTAGAGGGTTGTAAACAATTCTCCACCAATTACGTAGAGTTTTGTAAACATACAACTCGTTTGCATCGTTCAAGTTAAGTGAAAACTCAACTTTAATGTCCGATGTTGTAGCAGAAGGTACACCAGAAGCATACGAACGAGTAGCAAATTTGTACTTTTGTTCAATTACAGCTGTACCTCTATCCTGAGTAAGACCTGAAATTTTGTTAACATGTTCAAGCAAAATCGAACCTCCACTAACTGTTGCAGGTGGAAGGATATTAACTTCAAATAAGTTATTGTAGTATGGTTCAAAATACTTAGTTGAAGCCTTGCTATTGAGGTAATGTGGTAAACCAGGCATTGTTTATGTGCTTTTTTTATATTTATCTTTGCTGATTAAAAATGAAAAGCCGACCGATAAAGATCGGCTTTTCAAGTAGTTTTTATAGGAAGTTACCAGTTGCAATAGTACCAGTACGAAGGATTGTTGTACGATGTACAAGAATACCCATACCTCTAACAGGTTCGATGTAAGTATCGAGAATACCGATATTGTTATCGATGATTTCGTTAGTGTTGTTGGTACTATCCATGATATTTTGGAAGTCGTAAACTCCACCGTCAGACAAGATTTGTGATAAGAAGTTATCAGCTAAAGTCTTGATTTCCAAGCGATTTTGAGCAGTATTGAATTCCCAACGGTAATTTTTGAGAATTGCTTCGATACCGTCTTGGATGTAGATTAGCAACTCACGAACGTGGATTTGTGAAAGTGCTGATTTAACGGTTTGTTGAGCAGTTTGGTTAGCGTTAATTACTAAACCAAAACCTCTCTTATTTACGATTGCATTGTAACCAAATGGTTCGATCCAATCAAGATCTTGACGGTCGAAGTTATATTCTACACCTACCAATCCAGCTCCAGTTACTACTCCTCGACGAGGACCTGCAACGATTGAATACGGTAGAGCTAAATTGTACTTATCGATGTACAAATTAGATACATTACCAGCAGGTGGAACTGAAACGTTGTGACCACCTTCACGGATAACTAAGTTAGGTCCGTAGAATGCAGAGTAGTTAGCTCCATCAGCAATTCCAGGTAAATTGAAGATATTAGATGGGTTAACATTTAGGTTACCTCCAGTTGGTACATATTGTGTATCAAATGTTGGTGTTGGTAGATTTGGATCGTAGAAAATAGGATTTGTAGACTTCTTAAATTGTTTAACAGAAGGCATATTTACAATTGCCAATGCTGATTGACGATTTTTAGCAAGCTTAGTTAAACGGATTTTAGAAGCTGGTTCGATTTGACCTTCAAATGTATCTACAATATAACGGAAAGTAATAACTTCACGGTCAGTCAATGCTTGTGCGATATTTGAATCGTACATTACATCAAGTATTTCGTTTTGACGATCAGAAGTACCGTTAGGCATTTGTGCATCTCTTAATGTATAACCGTTAAGAGTTGAGAATCGATAGTAATCAGCGAAGTTTCTCAAGTCTTTGTAACGTTCAACGGTTGGTTGAGCTGGGTTAGTTACATCTTTGAAGATTGGATCGTTAGTAGTTACTTTAATATAACCATAAGTAGCTGAAAGCGGGTTTGTATCTTCTTGAACAGAAATAATTCTAGTCAAACGAGATTTACCAGTTTCTGGGTCAAATTTAGTTGGAGTACCAGTACCACCATGATTCATAACGAGGTTATCTCCAACAACTAGTTTACCAGTGTAACCACCTAGACCGAAAGGACCAGTTGCAGTGTTATTCAACCAAATTACGGTTGTTGGGTTAGCAGGTGTTAAAGTAGCATCGATTTCAAGAGACTCATTGATATTAGCAGCAAGTGTCTTAAATGAGAAATTGGTAGTAGCAGAGATTGCAGTTGAACCAGTGAAACCGTTAGTTGTATAAGCGGTAACTTTTAGATAGTTAACTGTATCTGAGAAGATTGGTCCAATACCTCCAAAAGGAGTACCGGCAAAGGTAGCACCTGAGAAGTCGTTTGTAGCAACTCTAGTAAACTCAGCATAAGCATAAGTAGCACCAGAACCAGTGAAACCAGTATATGAAATACGATCACCGTCGGTTAAGAAACCTGAAAGTTCTGCATCATATATAGCTGAATCTTGACCAACATAAAGTTGAC